GATGAAGAAGATCGTAGCAATCTGCGAGATCTACACGCAGGGTTTGCGATGGTGGGGTTACTAATGAAAGGAGAACACCCGCCCACTATTCCCGCCCTAGCGTATGAACTCGCAGATGCTATGCAAGAAGCACGAAACCAACATAGTGTTGGAATCGTATCCGTTAAACGCCAAACCAAAAAGGAGAAGGCAAATGAATAGATTGAAGAGCAATATCGCAAGAGCAACAAAACTCGTTACTGATAACCACGATACAACAGCGAAAGAAATCGCCACTGTAATCGGTGTGAAGATGGACTCCGCACATAATCTTTTATACAACGCACGCAAGAAGTTACGTCTACACAAAGTCGGTCGTGGCAAGTTTGCTGTGTGGAAACAGAAGGCACGCATGCAGAGCGCAGTATCGAGAGATCCCGAGGGCGACAAAATAGATGCAATTGTTGAAAAGGTTTTCGCAAGAGAGATCATCCAAAAACATCACACCGACATGGTGAACAACCCGCCCCACTACACAAAAGGTGGCATGGAGACTATCGACTTTATCGAAGCCAAAGAGTTGGGATACAACTTAGGCAACGCTGTGAAATACATTACGCGAGCCGATCACAAGGGCGACAAGCATGAAGACTTGTGCAAAGCACGTTGGTATATCAATAGAGAAATTGCTAAGTTAAGCAAGTAACCGCAAGGGGGCATGGTTAGTCCATCGCCCCCTATTTTTGTATCTATTGAAAATCCATGATTAGCGACCCATCGATCGGTGGACTGCTAATTTGATGCCAGTTCCTAAACAGAGGAGATTGACCTATGAAATGCCCTGAGTGCGGTGCATGGTCATTAGTGAAAGAGACAAGACAATCGCCCACTTTCGGGCAAACACGAAGGAGAGAATGTGCAAACGAACACCGATTTACAACCCAAGAACTCGTTGTCCCGCAAGAGGCAATTGATTACGAGAGACGAACTCATCTCGAGAATATCCGCAAACGATTGGAATCCATTCAAACGCGTAAACCCAAGCGTGTTAGAAAAAGTAATGCGCGCATCTACTAAGAGACGAATAGAGCAACTTGAGGACGCACCACTATGAAAAACAAAAAACCATTAAAGATTACAGACAAAACTAGCGCAGGACTTTGCGATGCTTTGTTTGATGAGTTTGATTTATTGCGCAACGGACTGAGCGATTCACACCGAGCGTCGGCAGTTGCTAAGTTGGCTGTGCAGATCATTAACACAAAGAAACTTGAAATTGAAGCGGCAGCTTTTCATAAAGCAGGCTTGCGTTTTGCACCTCTTGCATTAACTGCTAACGGTATACCAATCGGTAAAGACTATGAGCGCACAGGCATTTAAGTTCATGCAAGCGACTGATCGTCCCCATATTCATGGGAAGGTCAGGCAGAAGTTACTTTCTTTGGTGAAAGAAATCGACGCTGTATACAAGCAACACATGCATACTCCAACAAATGTAGTGTGCGATATTTGTGGTAAGGGCGACACCAGCCCATCACACAAAGTAAAAGATGTTGTTCATGGCTACGAGCATCGTGAGCATATGTCTCCACACCTTTGCTACGGCCACTCTTGTGGTTGGAGAACTTCCTATTCCAATTTTGAGAACAACAGGAAAGCACACTTGCTTGGGTTGCGACGTCGACATTCAAGCCCAGATGCCAGACTACAAACAGTAATTACTATACACAACACTGTTTTTGAAGAGCCCGTCTTATCCGACGAGGAAATAGATCTGCACTTTGCACAGTATCTTGCTAACCAACTAATGAAACTATCAACATGAGTTTAATTACCTTAGACTTTGAGACCTACTACGATTCCAAGATCAAACTTGGATTCAAGCATCAGACAACTGAAGAGTATGTGCGAGACAAACGCTTTGAGGTAATAGGCGTTGGCGTGAAGGTAGACGATGCGCCATCTGTCTGGTTCACAGGCAACAACGACAAGATAAAAGAATTCTTATCCACGTTTGACTGGACTACAAGTGCCCTATGCTGCCATAACACTCTCTTCGATGGATGTATTCTTAGTTGGAAGTATGGCATCACGCCAGCATTCATGTATGACACGCTATGCATGGCGCGCGCGCTTCATGGCGTAGATGTGGGTGGCTCACTGAAAGCGTTGGCTACGCGCTATGAGATAGGCGTGAAGGGTGACGAGGTTATCTTGGCTGAAGGTAAGAGTCGGCTTGACTTCAATAAAGAAGACCTAGCCCGCTACGGTGAGTATTGCAAGAATGACGTAGACCTTACTTTTAAGTTGTTCAATATATTGTCGAGCGCGTTTCCCGAAGATGAAACAGGATTAATTGATATGACATTGCGAATGTTCACGCATCCAGTGTTCTATGTAGATGATGCCCTACTGCAAGAACGCGCTGACGAACTACGCGAAGAGAAGAATGCATTGCTCGAAGGGTTGATGGAGAAACTCAACTGCGAGACAGCAGAGGAAGTGCGCAAGCGATTAGCGAGTAACAAGAAGTTTGCTGAACTACTAACCGAACACAACATTGTTGTGCCGATGAAACCAAGCAAAACAACTGGGAAGGAAACCTATGCGCTGGCTAAAAACGATGAGGGCTTTTTGGCGCTTACTGAACACGAAGACCCATTCATCCAACAGTTATGTTCAGTTCGACTGGGTACTAAGTCAACCATTGAAGAGTCAAGGATTGAGAGATTCATCGACATTGGTAAGCGTAACAAGGGCATGCTCCCCATCCCCCTCAAATACTATGGGGCTCACACAGGAAGGTGGGCGGGCTCAGACAAAGTCAACTTCCAAAACCTCCCCAGTAGAGACAAGAAGAAAAAGGCTCTCAAGAACGCGGTGGTTGCGCCCGATGACTGCATCGTTATCAACTGCGACTCGTCTCAAATCGAGGCGCGTGTCCTCGCATGGTTGGCAGGGCAGGATGATGTGGTCAAGCAATTTGCAGATGGCGAAGATGTTTATTCAGTATTCGCAACCAAGATTTACGGCACTCCCATCACGAAAGCAAACCCAGTCGAGCGGTTCGTAGGTAAGACATGCGTTCTGGGACTTGGCTATGGGACTGGTGCGTTAAAGTTACAGCACACACTCAAGACTCAACCCCCCGGGGCAATTGTTTCATTTGAGGACGCTGAGAAATATGTTAATACATATCGCACTGAGAACAACAAGGTCAAGGCATTGTGGGACGAAGGCGATGGCGTAATAAAGCATCTATCCACATGGCCTGAGAACAAGAAGCGTTACTACTATGGCGAATCCGAGTGCGTGCTTGTGACGTCTGACGGATTGCGACTACCAAATGGGCTGTATATCCGCTATCCCGAACTCAAACTCAACAGTAGCGAGTCTAAATCTAGATACGAATACAAGTCTCGTAAAGGACAAGTGTCGCTATGGGGCGGATCGCTAGTTGAAAACGTAGTTCAAGCGTTGGCTAGGATAGTGGTCGGACAACAGATGCTAAAAATACAGCAGTTGTATAAGGTCGCCCTCACGGTACACGATGCGGCAGTTGTCGTGGTTAATGAAGCCGAGAAAGATAAGGCGCTTGCTTATATCGTCGAGTGCATGAAATGGACACCTGACTGGGCTAGAGGTTTACCCGTGACTTGTGAAGCGCACTATGGCGAAAGCTATGGTGATATGGTAGAGTATAAGTAAAGAAGGAATTGACAAATGGAATCCACACCTCACGAAGACGAAGAGTTCAACCGCATCGAGATGGAGTCCCGCATCAAGCAAGAGTACATCCGCGACATGAAGCAACCATCAAGAGAACAACTAATGGCAGAGGTAGCCATACTGACTGAGTTGGTGCGTGTATTAACTGCTCGCATAACAGAACTAGAAGGCAAGGTATGAGAGTCGAAGAAGACGATGACATCCAAGACTACAAGCGACCTTGGGTTGGTTTGTCTGAACAAGACATCAACGAACTTAAATTCAACCTGCCCGACCTTTACTATTGGGTTGATGTGGTGAGAGCAACGGAAAAAAGATTGAAGGAGCTAAACACATGACTAAACGAGAAATCATAGTAGCTTTCTTCAAGGATATGTTGCGACCAAGAACGCTAAAAGAAATTATCGACATAGAGATGCGTGACGCATACCTATCCAAGATGCAAGCGGAGAAGTCGCTTGAGTATGCAACGAGCGTGGTCGAGTACAACAGAAATCGTATCCGTCGTTTAGAAGAACGTTTAAAGGATTTACATGAGTGATTACAAATGGTCTTTCTCCTCACTGAAGGAGTACGTTAACTGCCCCAAGCAGTATCAAGAAGTCAAAGTGCTGAAGCGTTACTTTAAACAGCCTACCCCCGAGATGACCTACGGCAACGAGGTGCATAAGGCATTAGAGAATTACGTCAAGGACGGCACTCCTCTCGTTAAGAATTACTCTCACTTTAAACCGCTGATGGATACCATCATTGACATCGAAGGCGAGAAGTTCCCTGAGCAACGCATGGCGTTAGATAAAGACGGAAACGCGTGTAAGTACAGCGAAGGATGGGTGCGCGGTATTGTGGACTTGCTTATCGTACGCGATGACACGGGCTACATCCTCGACTACAAAACTGGAAGCAACAAGTACCCTGACCCGAAACAGTTAAAGCTGATGGCGCTGATGACATTTGCCCATCACCCCGAGATCAACAAGATTAATGCAGGGCTACTGTTCGTAGCGTACAACAGCTTTGTAGATGAAACCTATCAACGAAGTGACATAGATAGTTTATGGGCTTCTTTTGAATCTGATTTGCGTAGATTGGATAACTCCTACGTCACTGATATGTGGAACCCCAACCCTACGCCCCTTTGCGGCTGGTGTCCAGTCAGAACTTGCGAACACTATAAGGACAGAAGATAATGTCAAGACAGAATGAAGTTTGGTATTTCACTAAAAATGGAATCCTTTACAGACATACTGAGAATGACGGACACAGGGCGCTACGTAGAGGGCTTGAATCCGTTGACGAACCACTATGTTACATAGAAGAAGCCAAAACAAAATACCCTAAAGAACTAGCGGAAGCGCTAAAGGAGTGATATGCCTTACGTGAACAAACCAAGACCCTATAAAAAAGAATATGAACAGCAAAAATCTAGAAGTGAGTTGCCTAACAGGATGGAGCGCCAGCGTGCCCGAAGAAAACTTGATGCCGAAGGCGTCAGTCGTGCGGGAAAAGATGTTGCACACGTCAAGGCTCTATCTAAAGGCGGAAACAATGCAGATGGAATCCGACTCGAAAGCCCATCAAAGAACCGATCATTTAAGCGAACCTCTTCTGGCGCATTAGCGTCTGAGACTAGCAAAAAAGAACGCAGGAAGTAGTTGTTACTGTTAGGCATGCAGTGGGTAACGCGGGGTTCCTAGTTGCTTTCCCCCAAATAACCATGTCAATCGAGCGGTGCTTCCTAGATGTCAATCTCCCTTGGCACGACAGGCTTGATCGATTAGCCCCCGTAAGGGGCTACGTTTTAATTTAGTAAGGAAAGTTATGGATGTAGTAGATGATGTTGTAGTCAGGATGGTAATTCCATCAACAGACCTACAGTTTTTAGTTGGGCACATCGACCGATGCGAAGTGCTCAAAGACGATGGCGAGACAGCAGAGGTTGCAGTCTATTGGGGTATACCCGAGATGCAACGCTTAGTCCGTATATATGGCGACGCCCCTAACCCGATGCTTAAACAGTACGACTGGCCCGGGATGTTTAAGCCTTTCGTCCACCAGAAGATTACTGCGGGATACCTAGCGTTACGAGATCGATGCTTCTGTTTCAACGAGGCTGGCACAGGCAAGACTTCTTCAGTGATTTGGGCAACGGATTACCTGATGTCGATTGGACAGATAAAACGCATCCTAGTGGTCTGCCCGCTATCAATTATGTATTCAGCGTGGCAGGCCGACATCTTCAAGACTGCTATGCATCGAACCGTTGGTATAGCTCACGGAGACAACAACAAGCGTAAGAAGATTATTAACGGAGAGTACGAGTTTGTCATCATAAACTTTGATGGTGTAGCCACAGTCCAAGAAGAAATAAGTAAAGCAGGGTTTGACCTAATTGTTATAGATGAGGCTAACGCGTATAAAACAGTAACTACTAAACGCTGGCGAACTTTGTCAAAACTACTTAAACCTTCAACCAAATTGTGGATGCTCACAGGTACACCTGCATCACAGTCTCCCCTTGATGCGTTTGGGTTGGCTAGGTTGGTAAATCCTACTGGCGTGCCTAGGTACTTCACATCTTGGCGCGATAAGGTTATGCAACAGGTAACCAAATTTAAGTACGTGCCAAAGCCTACGTCAAAGACAGATGTGTTTGAGGCATTGCAACCCGCCATTCGCTATGAGAAAGCGCAGTGTCTTGACCTACCTCCAGTGGTCTATCAGACAAGGGAAGTACCCCTGACCTCACAGGTCTTGCGGTATTACAGAGAACTGAAAAACCAGCATTTAGTTGAAGCGGCAGGGGAACAAATTAGCGCAGTTAACGCGGCAGCGATGCTGAGTAAATTGCTACAGATATCGGGTGGCGCTATGTACACCGATAACAGAGAAGTGGTGGAGTTTGACGTGACACCACGGCTCAGTGCATTGATGGAAGTGTTAGATGAGACCGAGCACAAGGTAATTGTGTTTGTCCCTTATCGGCACACCATCGAATTAGTCTCACGTTATTTAAGTTCACAAGGAGTAATTAATGAAGTAATCAATGGCGACGTCTCTGCCAGAGACAGGGCTGATCTGATCAACAGATTTCAGACCCAAAAGAATCCACGAGTTTTAGTTATTCAACCGCAAGCCGCATCGCATGGGGTGACATTGACAGCCGCTGACACAGTAGTGTTCTGGTCGCCTGTTATGTCCGTGGAAACCTACCTGCAATGCATCGCACGAATCGATCGATACGGGCAAGTTAACAGCATGACAGTTGTTCACCTGCAAGGGTCAGAGGCAGAGCGTAGGGTCTACGCCATGCTCCAAGGCAAGGTCGATTCACATGAAAGCTTGGTTGATCTGTACAAACAGGAGTTAGGGATATGACAGAGGTAGATAGTAATTTGGAAGAATTAGTCAAGATATACTTGACAATTAGAACAGAACGTGAAAGAATCGAATCAGATTGGAAAAAACATGACGATGAACTAATGCAGGAGATGAAACTGCTAGAGCAATCCATGTTGACAGTCTGTAACGATACCAACGCAAGTAGTATCCGCACCGAAAGCGGCACAGTGATTCGTTCCCTCAAGGAGCGTTTTACTACCAACGACTGGGATAACTTCAAGAAGTTTATTCTGGAAAATCAAGCAGTTGACTTGCTGGAGCGACGTATCCATCAGGGCAACTTTAAGGAATTCATTGCCGAGCATAAAGACGAAGGTCTACCCCCCGGTGTGAATGTAATGAGGGAATTTACGATAGTTGTTCGTAAGCCCTCCAAATAGTAAGTTCAGTAACAAAGGAAACTCTAATGAGTAATGATCTCGCAACAATGTTCAGCGGTGCAATGGTGCCCGTTGAAGGCTTAGATGACGACACACTTGCCGTAGCAGGTGGTGCCCGTCAAGGTAACAAACGCATCTCTATCAAAGGTGGTGTGTTCCGCAAGTATGCGGGTGGTAAGGAAATCGGTGCTATCGAAGACCGCCACATGGAAGTAATCTTTGTCAAGATGGCACACAAAGCCTCACGTATGTACTACGAGGGCGCGTATCAGGAAGGTCAAAAGATCAGCCCAGCTTGCTGGTCAGCCGACTCTGATAAGCCTGACGCAGAGGTGAAGACCCCCTTGGCATCCTCATGCCTTGACTGCCCCAAATCTGTAAAAGGTTCTGGCGGTGGCGGTATGGGTACAGCTTGCCGACTGTCTTGGCGCACTGCCGTGGTTCTTCCTAAAGATCCCGCTGGTGATGTTATGCAGTTGGTGTTGCCAGCAACATCCGCCTTCGGTAAAGAAGATACTGGGCGTTGGCCTTTCCGTCCCTATATCCAGCACTTGGCGTCACACAATGTGTCAGCAGGTAGGGTAATTACTAAGATGGCATTCGATACCAAAGCACCTACGCCCAAGGTATTGTTTAGCCCCGCTGGTAAGGTGGATGACGACATCTTGCAAATCATTGCACGTCAGGCTAAGAGCCCAGCGGCAGAGGCGGCTATCAAGATGAATGTGTTCCAGATGGATACAACAGACGATGCACCAGCACAACGTGCTGAAGTAGCGGATGAAGTGCAACCCGTCAAGGTTGAGTCTAAAAAGCCAGCGGCTACAGGAGAGAAAGACATCTCCGATGTAGTTAAAAAATGGTCTAAGAAGTAAGGATTAGGAATGTCACGGACATACAGTGAAGCTTTTTTGATAGGGTTATATAAGGCAAACCCTAATAGGGCAGGTACTGCCTTAGCCCTTGCTTGCGTTAAGGCAAACTTACCCGCTAAGTATGTGGCAGAAACGTTGGAGGTAACTCGCATGACTGTGTTTAGCTGGTTCCGTGGTCAGCCTATCCGCCATAAAAACTTACTAAAAGTGGAAACACTTACCGACCTGATTGAGAGTGATACAGCCAAAGGTATGTTGCCCGCTAAAAACGTGGCAACTGCCAAGGCTTATCTTGAAGAGATGGTAGGGAGGAAGTTTGATTAGATAAGCAGGGGTTATTCCCTATTCCTCAATGAGCGGGCATAGTCCCGCTCTTTTCAACTCTGGCGAGACATGTTAAAACAATTTTACGAGAAAGCATTGCCTACGCAGGGTGTCTATTGCATCACAAGCATCGGAAGTGATAAGAAGGTCACTAACAAATTTGCAGAGACACTTGATGGCGTATTTGAGCAGGTCGAAAGATTCAAGGCTAAACAACTAAACACTTTTGTTGCGCTTGGAACATTCGATGGATTTAGCAGAAAAGCAGATGACTGCCTCTTTGTGCGTTCGTTCTTCATTGACCTAGACGTTGGTGAGACAAAAGAATATGCCACAAAAGGCGACGCGCATACAGCGCTCTATAAACTAGTTGGGGCAACTGGACTGCCAGACCCAGTAGTGATTGATTCAGGCGGTGGCGTACATGCCTACTGGATCATGGACGAAGACATCCCCAAGGATGAATGGAAGCCATACGCAGAGAAGTTCAAAGCTTTATGTATGCAGCATATCGCTATTGACCCCGTGGTTACCGCAGATGCCGCACGCATCATGCGAGCGCCTGAGACATTCAACTACAAGACAGACCCACCTCTACCTACATCAGTTGTTAGCGATGAGATTTCTGTATATGGTTGGGCTGATTTCAAAGCGTTCTTTGGTGTAGAGGGATCTGTACAAGAACCTGTACAAGAGCGCTCCGAGGAATCACAAAGCATCCTTGACTCTATATCCAAAGGTTTAGATGAAGACACGCAGTCGATACTCAAACTAGATAATTTTGCAAAGATGTTTGGGGTCTTAGCGCAAAAAAGCGTTGACGACGAAGGCGGATGCGCGCAAGTCAAGTTCATGTGTGAGAACGGCGAGACTTTAGACGAACCTTTATGGCGGGCTGGTTTATCGCTCGCTAAGTTTTGTGATGATGGCGCTACTGCTATCCACGAATTTTCAGCAGATCACCCAGAATACACCTATGCAAAAACAGAAGAAAAAGCAGCAACCATTCCTGCTCCGAGAACCTGTGAATGGTTCATTGAAAACTATCCAACACGATGCGAAGGATGTCAGCACAGAGGAAAAATTACCAGCCCCATCCAACTCGCAAGAGTATTTAAAGTCGCCCCCACGCCAAATAAAGAGGACGCAGTATGGGAGACACAGGATTCCGAAACAGTTTCTTCTTTCCCGCAATTTTTATATCCCTTCGTAAGAGGGGAGAACGGTGGTGTTTACTTTGTACCCCCACCCAAGGTAGATAAGAAAGGCGTGAAGTACCAAGATGACCCTATCCTAATCTTGTCCTGCAATCTATACCCGATCAAGCGTATGGTTAGCCCACACGATGGCGAATCCTTGGAAATGCGTCTTGAACTACCACTAGACGGAAACCGCGATTTTCTTCTTCCAATGAAACATGTCTACGCCAAGGAATCGTTAAAGTCGATCATGGCTAGCAACGGAGTTTTCTTCACTTCACACAACGACCAATACCTTATGAACTACATCATCAAATGGGGGCAGTACCTCCAAACAACTAACCCAGCGTTACAGATGCGTATGCAAATGGGCTGGACACACCAGCGTACGGATCCAGACTGGAACAAGCGAAGCTTTGTTATCGGGAGGAAAGAGATAACCATTACAGGAGAGACGATTGAAGCACCGTCATCTCCATTCGTGCGGGGGTTATCAAGACACCTTACAGCTCATGGAACATTTAGTCGCTGGCGTGAGTCAATGGACTATTTAAACAAGCCCGGCTTTGAACTACATGCCTTTGCGTCTATGAGCGGGTTTGGCTCTCCGTTAATGAACTATACGTCTACTTCGGGGGTGGTTATGAGCCTTACTGGTCTGTCTGGCAATGCCAAGACAGGCGCGATGTACGCTGGGCTTAGCGTGTTTGGACACCCCAAGGACTTGAGCGTTGTAGAAGCAACAGAAAACGGATTGACTGGACGCTATCTTGGCTTGCACAACATGATGTTTGGATTAGATGAAGTAGGCGACATGAAGGGCGAAGAGATTGGTAAGTTGATTCATAACGTATCTCATGGCAAGGCAAAGATCAGGATGCAATCATCTGTCAATGCGGAACGTGAATACGAGATGTCTGCTTCATTGATTGCTGTACTGACTTCTAACCACGGGTTGTACGGCATATTGGAAGCATTAAAGATGAACCCCACTGGCGAGGCGGCTAGGCTTGTTGAGTTCCAAGTCCATAGACCACAGATTCTTAACGAACAGCCAAGGCTAGGTGAATACATATTTGACGCGTTCAAATACAACTATGGGCATGCAGGGCCGATGTTTATTAAGCCGCTCTTGCTAAAGGGGGACAACTACATACTAGATCACATCGAGAAGTGGCGCGACAAATTTAATACTGACTTCGGTGCATACCCTGAGTATCGGTTCTATCAAAACTTAGTAGGCGCTAACTTTGGTGCGGCTTCGATCTCTAATGAGAATGACATCACAGGCTACGAACTTGACCGCATCTACCATGAAGTAGTGCTGCGCATGATTGAGATCCGCGACAAGGTTGTGAAGGTTAACCGCACAGACTATCCATCCCTACTCGGTGATTTTATGAACCGATATCACGGAAGCATCTTGTCGTTGAAAGACGGAAAGATCTCCAACGAACCGAAGAATCAAATCGTGGCGCGGGCTGTCAGCGACGAAGATCTGTTGCAGGTATCTAAGACTGAGTTCAAGAAGTTTCTTGCAGAACGTAAGATCAGCACCCGTGAGTTTGAGTTCGATATGAGAGAGCGCAAGATTCTGATTGACGACAAGAAGGGTAGACTGACTACTGGTTGGAAGAACGCTATCAGCGTCGACTCTACCTATTTGTATTGGTTTAGAACACCTATCCCCGCTGAGTGGGTAGCCAATGGTACCGACTCAGATTAAAGAACCAGAGTGGTTTTTTCCATTCGATAGTATGGGAGTAGGGGATAGTTTCTTTATCCCTACTGTCCGCCTTGCTGAGATGATCTACGCTATAGATAGTGGAGCCAAGCGTGCTGGAATCCGTGTGAAAGCCTACGTAGTTGCGAAGGACGATCACATTGGGGTGCGCGTTTGGCGTGTTCGTTAAGGTTTGACTCCGTACGCTTTAAACTGTTCTATCATGTTGTGCTTGATAAGATTTTCTTGGAACGTGATTATCTTTATCATTGCATCGCGTGTCTTAGGTTCTATATTCTGCATCTGACGGTATTGCTTTGCCACAGAACGCAGTTCTTTTAATTGCCCATTGACTTGTTTGTTATATGTATCTACAAGTATGGCATCCATAGGATGTGTAGCCAGATAACGGGCACTCTGCACTGGGTCTGTATCAAACATCTTAACCTTGCGTTCCATCTCTTGGATCTGTTTCTCCACTGCGGAAAACTCACGGGAGTCCACGTTAGATTTAGCGCCAAAGAATGAACCTAGTAATGGAATATCAGTACGCGGGTTAAATCCTTTACGGCCTTGAGAAAGGTCTGCAATACCATACCCAGCCTCAAATATCCTGCCGATACCATCTAAGTAACTATTAGATAAGAAGTACATAGTGTTGGGGCTGACATCAATACCACCCATCGTGCTGTTCGCTATTGAGCGTGCCGCATCTTTATAGATCTCTGGGATACGATCACCGCCAGTGTAGGCATCACCAAAGCGACGGTTCTGATCGTTGTAGATGTCTTGGCCTAGACCATTCTTATTTAATGCAAACTCTAAAATTGGACGTGCAACGCTTGGCGCAATCGAATCCAAGAAGAACTCTAGTGGCATCTCAGTAGGCGGCATCTTGGAGACTGGAATTGGAATAAACGAGTCCAATGAAATCTGCAAGAAGATGTTAGCCATCGCGTCTTTAACTGAGCTTTTACTCATAAAGACAGAAGCCATCTGAGCTCCCGATGCCGCAAACGCCCCGAGCCCGAAGCCCCAAGGAATTTGAAACACAACAGGCTCATTGATGCCCATTGCCTTAGTAATATCTCTAGGGATGTGAAATCTAGCGTATCGGGTCCATTGCTGCATGTTGTCATTCAACACAGCGTTGCGACCTAACTCGTCATCATCTGACATCATAGATGCCATTATGTAAGACACCATTCCAAGTCCTATGAGAGACGCTGTCATGATGCGAGCGTTACGTTGTTTATCTGCGTAGTTTTTCTCAAAAGTAGCTAGAGCGGTAGCATCGTTCTTAACTTCAGGTGGCAATCCTTCTAAGGCTCTTTCAAGACTACCGGGCCAAGCAGGCGCTAAAGATTCAATAGCGCGCACTGCGCCAGTAGCTGCTGGACGGAAGAACATATAAAACGCACCCATCGCTTTACCAAGCTCGCCTACCTGTTCAAAGTTAGCAAGATTCTTAGCGTAGGCAGCGGCTCTAACACTAGCCGCGTTATCTGTCATGCCCTTACCAATAAAGTTTTGTTTGGCGACGCCGTAAGCAGCAGAGCGGCTAGCCAACTCAAACATGTCAGTCCAGATGTCAACAAACTTATCTAGTTGTTCTTTAGACTTAAGGATACCGTTCCTACCAATTTCTTTATGCAACTCTTGAAAGTTTGACTTGAGAGACAACGCACCTAGATAGGAGACCATGCCGCCCTTCTCAAGGAACTCCATCATGTTCTTGATGTACGGATCTTTGTCAGCCATTTCTTTTAATTTAGCTTTGCTGTCTGTATCCCCTTTTTGGTAGAGGATCGCCACCTGCATAGATTTGTACATGCCGCCTTTAAGCACTTGCCCTGAGATAGCTTTAATGAATCTAGCAGACTCAGCAGGCCCCATATCTGCACCAATAGCAAACGCGTTAGTCATTGCGTCGCGCACAAAGTTCATCGGGGCAAAAGAATAGTTGTACCTAGTATGCAAAGCACCTATCGCGCTAGTTATGCTGTTAGCTAGTTCAACGATAGGCTTGCTGTTTTGATAAGTACGACGAATTGCCTCTCGTTGTTTTATATTGTTGATCTCCAACACTTGGATACTGCCATCATCGTTGTAATGAAACACCGTATTTTCACGAGGTAGATTCTTAATTACCTCTGGGTTTTGACGATCCTCAAACGAAATCTTATCCCCTACTTTGCCCGCAAGCATTTGTTTACCGTTTGCATCTTTAGTTAATGCATTCATAATAGATTGCGTCAGATCTTTACGCCCAGCACGCATTGCAGAGCGCGTTGCGTCAGACATAGTCTGGAGAATAGGATTCTTAGAAATAGATGCGCGACCGCCAAACATAAATTCCATGTCCTGTAGTTCTTTGCCTCGACGCATAGTATCGAAGCTAAGCATCTCATCTGTCTTAGTGTTTGAGTAGCCTTTTAATGGTACGTAGTTCTCAAACCCGTAGAAGTTCACGCGGTTACTTACTGGCTGTGACCAATAGTTAGCCATCTTATTTAGTTCAGTCGTAGCCTTGTGCAGTTGTTGCACGGAATCTAACACCTGCTTAATCATTGCTTGCTGAGGGTGATTGTTGTATTGCTCAGTGATAGTTTTGGCTATGTCTTTTTCAATCACGGTAACGCGATAAGCGTCAGCATCTAAATTTATAGGCACGCTAGAGACTTTGCTCTTAGCCAACCGCTTCTTCATGGCTTCATCAATACGTGGGCTGTATCCCAACGGATCAACGTTTGCTACGTTCGGTGTGCGGTACCCGTTTTGATCTAATACAAACTCGCCAGCCGCATCTTTAGCAAAGATCACATCCTCTAAGCGTTGCTTCAATTGAACTGCCGCATCTTTATCTAAAGTCTTGGTGTCAAGCAACGCCATGATTTCTTTACGCAAGTCGGCGGGGCTCATAGTCTCGCCAGTCTTAGCTTGTTCACGAAGAGGCACTGTCAATATGTACTTGACAACCCTACGCTCTGGCTCATGCAACGCCTCAGAAACTTTATGTAGAAGCGCTAACGCTTCATCAGTAGATAGACCAGCAGCTTTAGCAAATTCAGAGATGTCTGAGTTAAGACGCTCTGCTTTTTCAGAAACGTATTCGTTGTATAGATTTCTAGCGCTGGATGCGGCAAGCGTGATCTGGGTATAGATGTTGTTCATCATGTCTTTACCTTCGTGGTAAATCTGCCCAGCTAATTCACGTATGTCTTCCCAATACTTAATTTCGTATCTATCACTTTGAAATAACGATGCAATACGCCTTATGCCCGGCGCTGTTGTAAATATCTTAGACAGATAACTTAATGACTTTGGTTTATCGTCTTGGTCTGTTTCGTACCCATCACCTTTAGAGTACAAGTCAATCTTAGGCATGCCCTCTGCTTTTACAGCCGGAAGTTTGCGTAGATTGATCGGCTCTGTTGGTACAGATAGTATGTCGTCAAGTGCTGATGCCACCTCAAACAAAAAGTTTGGTGACTTGGATAACTTCTTAACTTGGGGCTTGGTGCTAACGCCTAAGATTTGAGCAACAGTCTTCTTAAACGTAGACCACATTGTTTCTGGCGCGCTCTTTTTTTCTTTTGGCGTAGCAGTAATGTCAGCCTTTGTGTCGTTGAACTTAGCCAACAACTCATATGTTGGGCCAAAAGTCTTAAGGTTCTGGATCAATTCTGGATCCGTCAACGCATATGCAGCAAACTCAAACAGGTTACTAAAAGCCTTATCAGTTTTATTGATGGCTAGATAGTCCTCTGTCTCTTTCATTATGGCTTCTAGTTTTTCTACACCACGTCTTTGCTGCTCGGTAAGGTTCTTACGCAGGGTGTGTTGACCCGTTCTGTCCTTAAATGTGTACATGTGAATAACGCGCACAGTACCAGCATGGGTTGCCTCATGCAAAACAGTAGATGCAGTTAAGCCTTCAGGCGTTATCTTGATGGTGTCAGTTAGTGGGTCATATTGCGCTAAATCGCCATTGGGTAGTGTTTCTACAAACTCTATCTTGGTGTTTAAATTTAGATCATGCAAGGCTTGGGCTAGAGACTTCATAATGTTTATGTGATCTGTGGTCTTTGGCCCAGCGTTCTTGTACAGCGGCAGATGACGTAGGTAGTTAAGGACTCCTTTAAAGTCCTTGTTCATTATCATTTTTACTACGTGGGTTGGTAACCACTCAGTAGTAACTGGAGCGTCTTTGTTCCGATTTGAGTCTTCGTTTAGCTGCTTATTGATACCTTCTTGAAGTCTAGAAAGTCTAGCTACTTCTTCTTTTAACTTAGCATGGGTCTCAGCTTCCTTTTCGCTAAATTCTTTATTAGCTATCTCTTGTTCTTGCCGTAACTGAAGACCTATCTTTGCAAAACCCATCGGCTTTTGAATACCAGCATTGATAAAGACAACAGTTGTCTTACCCGTTTCTGGATTAGTATCAGCGCGAGTCAGTGTTTCTAAATAAACATTTTGTGCAGGTTTGGATAGCTGGCTCCAAGGAGGATACGGAACACCCCACAACTTGCTGTAAAAATCCCTTGACTCTTCATAGCCATTTACAACGCGTGACTTGCCGGGTTCTTCTTTGCGGCCTTCGGCTACTTTACGGGCTCTGTATTCTTGCAGTTTCCGTCCAGCAGTTCTATGTTCTTCAATAGTGTTTTTCTTGATGTGGCTGTAGTAGACATCTTTTTCGTCGACACCTAATTTGCTCCACGGTGGTATTTCAGTACGTTTGCCGCCATACTCTTGCAGTGTTTTAGTGGCTTCGTTGTACGCCGCTTTTAATTCAGCGATACGTGCTTCAGCGCGATCCACAGTTGGATCAACTGCATTGATATCAGGGTTGTCTGGTTGGGAGTCTTCATAATCAGCAAGGGCTTCGCGTGCTTTTTTTAGTTCTTGTTTAGCAGCTTCTTGTTTTTCAATAAGCGCAGAAAGTCCTTCGTTGTGCCCCTTTATTTCAGCATTTAGTTCTTTTGAAGTACCTTCGTATTCTTCTTGAGCGCCTTCTGGTAGATTCTTTTGATCATACGTGCTTTCCTTGCCAGCATATGATTCTTTTAGATTCTTTTCGTAGTTAGCTTGTTCTTCTTCCTCGCTAGCAAACACCGCTTCTTCGTCTGTACGCGGTGTGGCATAGACTTTTTTACCCATTAATTTAAGCGCTTCAACATTACGGTAGTTAGCCGCAAGGTCGTTTTCATCGTCTATACCGTTCTGCGTTTTAAACTCGTTGTAGTCGTTGATTGCCTTAGTCAGTGTTTTATCAATTGATTTACTACCGTTGAATTTACGGCCCTTGCCATCATTTGCTAGCGTTTCAACTCTATCGCTTAATTCTTTTAAGTCGTTGCGTAGCTTCTGCTCTAATGTAGCGGGCTGAGTCTTATCTACAAGTTCATTTGGCTTTTTGTTAGTAAATACAAATTCATTAGGGCTATTGGCCCCCATAGCGGCATGTTGTCCAACAAGTTCAGAAGGCAAAGTTATAGAAGTAACCTTGCCATATTTTTCTGCTTTAGTTTTATCAGTTGTCCACCACTGCCCATTAGGTGTATTTTCAGCACTCTCTCCTCGGTACAACGTAACTTGTTGTCCGGGCTTCATTGTTTCTAATGTAGCGGGCTGTTCAGTTTTTCCTCCAGCAAGTTGTGTAGCATTTGCGTCAGCAAGTACCATTCCATTTGCGTCAGTTGCTCCAGCTCTTGTGGCGGCGGCTCCTGTATTGGCTGGTACAACCACGTTAGTGCTTGCTCCAGTTGCTGATTGTCCAGTTCTTGCAACATTTTGTGCTCCTTGTTGCGCTAAGTAGTCTTCAAGCTTTTTACGGTTTATGGCAACGCTGCCACCACCAGTAGCTTTGGAGATGCCAAAGCTAGTTAGGTACTTATTTAATTTTGCACCATTGATCGACGTCTTTGTGTTGGGGTTATCTATGTCAGCAAGGTAATCTTTAGCCTCTTGCAACGCAGATTCTTTTTGTTTAACCTGTAAGTCTTGACGAGTTAGGTTAGCGGCATCTGCTTCTTCTTGAGTCTTAGTGCCGCCCATATCAGTTTGTATTGCGGTACCAGCAACCTCATCTTCGCTAAACGCATCATTAGCGGGTGGTCTAACTTCGTTTGTAGTTATGCCAAGGGCTTTGTTAATTCTTTGCTGGGTATCAAAATCGTGTTGACTGACATTTTCTTTGACAATGTTTTCTGTACCAGTCTCAGATACTTTCTTATCTTCATCACCTTTATCTTTGCTTTCTACTTTAGAAGCAAGTTTGCCCATCAAGTTAGTGCGCGCTCCGCCCACAGCTCCCGGCGCAATAGACATAGCGTAGGACGCCGCCGCAGTGCTGACGTACTCTCTCATTGCCTCTGCATCAGTCAAAGACAACTTAGCGCCATAAAGCTCAGCTAATGTTTGTATCTCTTCCGCTGGAAGTTGTTTAGTTCCTGTAACCGCGATGCGTTTACCGATGTCAAGGATTAGACTATTAGTAGCTTTCTCACCAATCTTAAGTGAATCAAGACCAATCTTGTTTACAAAGAAGTCTGCTACAGCGTGAACAGCGGCGGCAGGTAACACGCGGCTGAGTTCAATGTCTTCAACCTTTTCTCCGCGTTGTTGTCCTTCTTCAACTGCCCGCCCAGTAACTTCGCCAGCGCCATACATACCCGCTTGACCGACCATACCTGAAGTAGCGCCTATTTTGATAAGGGCTTTTTTAGCTTCTGATTGAACAAACTTTTCAGCGGCTTCTTTACCTTGAGAAGCAACAATTTTTTCTGCGGCTTCTTTAATGCCTTGTTTAATTAAAGTCTTAGACACTGCACCAGCTACAGCGCCCGGAACTGCGCCTACACCTGCACCTGTAACAGCACCAACTCCAGCCCCTGCTAATGAAAACGCAACTGTTTCAGCTAAGTTACCAATACCTGCGCCAACTTGATAGGGTAGCCAGTCTGTGATGACCGTACCAATACCTTTTTCCCAAGCTTTTACAAAATCATCGGACTCTTTGACAACTTGTTTAGCCTCACCAGCTTGCATGCTTTCCATGCCGCTCTTGATAAGGCTCTTACCTGTTTCATCAGAACCAAGTTTGTTAGCAGCAAGTCCCGCTAGAATCTTGCTTCCGCCATAGACGTTTTGCATTTGGCCCGGAATATTAGATATACCACGAAAGAAATCTCCTTCGTTTTCTCCGGCAACGCGTGCTTGTTGTTTAGGTGCTTCTACAGGTTTAGCTGAGTAACCAATCCGACTATAAAAATCACTAATTGGCAAGTCGGAGTAATATTTTTTATGCAGCCCGCTGGCAAGCTGCTCATCCGACATATCGTCATACTGCGGATACTTAGCGCGGATTTCTTGAATGTTCATTATCGTGGACGAATATTAAATGGGTCATTACCAGCGCCAGCTCCCCGCGTGCGCTTTGATTCTGGAACAGCGCGTCCATAGAAGAAATCTACGTCAGATTGTGCATCTCTAAGTAATTGATTGTGTCTAGTGTCTTTTTGTTGGACAATTTTTCTTGCTTCCAAAACCATTTCTCTGGATTCTGAAGGTATGTCTTTGGCGTCCTTGCCGCTGAATACAGAAACTAATCTTTTAGCTTCATTGTAAGGAGTACCACTAGCTGTCTCTTTATTAACCATCGTTTCTATATCACGCATATTATTTCTGGCTTCAGCTAAAGTTTTAAATTTACTTGATTCAACTCTTTCCGCATTCAAAGCGGCAGTGTTAGCAGAAAGTGCATCGCTCTGTCTTTTATCTCCTACAAATTTTAATTGCGCTCCATATATTTGCCCTGCTGTAGAGTCAACATGAGCCTTATATGTGGCAATAATCTTATTAAGATCTGCTGCTCGGGTAGCAGCTTTTTCTTTAAGCGCTGTAGCTTTATCAATATCGCCAATTTTTTCTGCTCTTATAGCCGCATCAATATCGTAAATAATTTTGTCTGATTCTCTCTCCAATTTCTTGGCTTCTTTTCTGTCGCCAATCATGTCAGGGATGGATTTCTTCAATGCAGACATACCAGCAGCAAGAGTTGGCCCGGGGGTTGAGCCCCAAGATGCAAAGAACTCAGCAAGACGCATTTGTTTTTGACGATAGGCTTCATCATCTAAGTTGGCTTTGCGTCCCATTTCTTGTTGGCGAAGAGTTTGTTGTGCTTTATCATCTATACCTGCTGCTTTTTTAGCGGCTCTTACTTCTTCTGCAAAATCTGAAACAGATTTTTCACTTCTTGCTTTTTCAGTTGCTTGTTCCGCTAATAAACTTTTATAGAACGGATCTTCTTTCATAGCAGGTGGAGCGGGAACACCTTTAATACCCCCAATTAACATATCAGGCGAAGCTCTAGTAGCAGTGGTAGGAGTTTGTGAATACATACCCGCAGTACGATTACCAAGTATGCCACCAGCAGGGTTACCTATTGAGTAATCAGGAGCCGCTGTTTTAGGAGCCGCAGCTTGCATTGCTACTTCTCGTGGAGTTCCAGCGCCCGCTGCTTCGATGCGATCCATCATCGAGCCTTCACCTCTTGAGGTCATGTCGGTTGCCACACCTTCATTGTTATCTTTGCTTGGCTCTTTGTAACGTAGGACGCCACCAGTTGCGGCACGAGTAGGCTGCTCCATAGCTAAAAGTTTTCTAGCCATGTTTTTTACACTGGGGCTACTAGATTTTTCTATTTGTTCTTTTAGTTGTTCAGACGACATTTTTTGTAAGTCCGCATAGACTTCACCACCTATGTCATATTTAGGAATAGACGCAATACCACCTGACGCCATAGACTTGATGACACCACCTTCAGCTTTAGTAGCGTTGTAGAGCGATGCCGCAGCGCCCGCTGTACCGATACCTTGTGTTAGTTGGTTAGGAGCCGCAGCGTATTGATTAGTAGTTTGCGCTTGCATCGGCAAGCCACGGATCATGTTGGACATGGTGCCCAACTGCATTAGCGGATATTGCTGTGCATTAGCATAGTCTTGCATCGACTGGTTGATGATCTGTTGTTGCTGCGCCTGTTGCTGTGCGCCCGCTTGGTTTTGAGCGCCGTAGATTGCTTGCTCAGCGCCAAGTTTTTGTCCAGCAATACCAGCCAACTGACCTGCTTGTTGTCCTGCTAGTCCATAGCCAGCAAGTTGATTTTGCATGTTTTGGTTGTACTGTTGCTGTGCACCTTGGAAGGCTTGGTTGTAACCTTGACCAATGATTTGATTCATCGCTGTATTTTTATTACGCTCATTTTCAGCAGCCATGATTGCTTCACGCGACCCACCAAATGCCCCAGCTTGTGTAGCAGCGCTTTGCTGTTGAGTTCCAGTAATTCCGTACTGACGTTGGGCTTCTTGCAACGCTGGCTGCAACGCCATGTCTAAGTAGGGGTTCATGTATCCGCCTACTTGATTTTGAAAACCCCCAGTAGTAGCTTGATTAGCTACACCGAAACCACCCATCCCTGCATTAGCAGTGCCCATCATGGCTTGGTTAAACTGACCCGGAACTTGTAAGTTACTTATTCCTTGTTGAGCTTGTTGTTGAAGTGGGCTAAAACCTGCTATGGCTTTGCTTGGATCATAGGAAGTTTGGTTGCCTTGCGCGTCGTACGATCCGCCGTACGCTTTGTATGGTTGGAAACCAGTTATGTTAAAGCCGCCATCGCCCGAGGGGGTACCTTGAAACAACTGCTTCTGGGTCGCGCCCAACATTGTCTCAACGTAGGGACGTGCATACTCAGGAATGTTTGTCTGATATGACGTGCTAGTAGTCTGTGTAGGCGCTCCACCGCCGCCTCCGCCAAGAATTAAACCGCCATCGGCTTTGCGATAGGTCGCAGAGTCACCTAACGGTTCTCCTAAAGCATACAACTCTCTTCTAGAATACGATTTCATAATTTCATCCTCATTACATGATGAGTGTTTTCCATACCCATCTTTTTGTACATTGGAACCAATTCTTCACGGCACCAGCATTGGGCTACAGTCGCACCATTAGCCTTCATCCAATTGGTTAACTCATTTAATACGTGTGGCTTTACTACGCCTTTACCACCCAACAGAGCCCCATGCCCTACACGATACTGTGGATAGTCTATAAACTCAACCGCCGCCGCTCCAGTGATACCTTCTTCTGGTTCATCCCACACTAAGAGAAACATTTTGCCAGTACGAATAGAAAATTCAACCTGCTCAATCGTCATAAAGTCAGGCTCAATATCAATAAACTTTTGCAAAAGAGGCGCGGCTTTATCCCATACCGTAGGTAGTTGATGTGGAGGTATATGAAATAAAGGCATTACTTAGGCAAGAACTTGTTAGGATTAATTTGTTTGCCCTGCTTTGGATTGCCAGTACGCGCTTTGCGTATTTTATTCATCATCTCATGAAGTTTTTTAGCGCCCGCTTCAGTTGAGCCATTACCTAGATGTGATACCACATCAGCAGGGATTACAAATTCACCATCAGCTAGACGGGCGGGTTGTTTGCCAGCAATCGTTGCAGGAATATTGTCAGACATGCCGTCGCCCGGCCCTCTTAAAAGTCTAGGGTTTCCACCAGCAGCGTAACCACCTAGGGAAGAATGCATGATGCCGCCCTGCGCTGCCATCTCAGGATCAAGTGAAGAGCTAGCTTCAGCTTGTTTAACTCCTTGTGGCTTAAGATTTATTCTATTGATAGGTTTGGGTCTAGGTAGGGTTAACCCTTGCATATTAGCTTTAGCATTGACTTTACCCATTCGTACCGCTGCGGCTTCTGCCGCGCTTAAATAAGCCGTATCTGGATCGGTATCACGAGCTATACCTGCGTCACCTTTGCCACCTACAGGCTTACTTGCTTCAGCAATCTGGCGTCCACTCTCTCCACCTAACATATCAGTATAGTAATCTAGCGAGTTGGTAAGGTTACCCTTAGCATATCTAGTAACACCGCCTTCAGCATATTGTTGGTTGTATTGATACTGTTGTGGGCTAACATTTTGAGCTGGGGCTGTATTTGTATAGTATTTTCTAGCAATCTGTTCGGCAGTCTGATCGCTTTCTGGTCTACCAATACTTACACGCCCTTGACCAAGATTGTTAACAAATTGACCGACACCAGCCCCTGCATCGCCAGCAAATTGCGCCACGTCGCCAAATACGTTTTTAAAGAATCCACCACTAGCGTAACCGGGCACTTGGCCTCCTTCAGCCATACGGGTACCTTGCATATTGGGTTCACCAGACATAGCACCCACTGCGCCGCCACCAGAGGGAGCCACCATGTTAGCCAACATGTTTGTAGACTGAGGAGCCTGATAAGGCGTAGCAAAAGATGACGTTGCC